CTCTTGAGCACTTGCAGTTGCAAGGCGGCGGGTTCCGCAGGTTTGGTCATGTTCTCAGCGGTGTCTTTGGCGGCTTGTCCCCGCGCGACTGCGACGGCGGCGAAGACGCAAAGAGCCTTGGATAAGAGTCGGTGTTTCATGGCTGATGAAGTTTGGAACTAGCGAAAATTGCGCTCCGCGCACAGTGCGGATTTTACACGCACGCGCCTCCTATCGTGATGCGCGGAAGCGGGCAAGCGGAATACGAACCAAGTGATCGTGTCCGATTTCCTCACCCTTCTGAGACTGCCGGGCAACTGTGCGCCGGCGTCCCGCAAAACATCTCAAGCAATTCAGCCGAAATCTGGTTCGGCTTCGTTCCGGCATCGGGATGACTCAGGAGCGGCTGGCGGAGAAGATCGGGATCAGTCCGCGATACCTGCAAAGTTTGGAGGCTGGTCAGCGGTGGCCTTCGATTGGTGTGCTGGTGAATTTGAGGAACGCGCTCGGTTGCGAGTGGTCGGACATTTTTCATCGTCTGTAAGATAAACACGAAAACCCCGCTGCCGTTTCCAGCAGCGGGGCTCGCAGCAACCACTGAATGATGTCCGCCGCTTACGGCTTCACGATGCGCTTGATGCCGCCGGCGATGGCCTGCTTCCAACCATAGAGGCACTCGACCGTGACGAAGATGCGGTTGCTCTGCGTCTCGGTGTAGCGCAGGTAGCCGAAGGTGAGGCCCGTCTCCGGGTCGGTGACGGCACCCGCCTCGTCGTATTCGGCGACGGGTTCGAGGTAGCGCATGGCGACCGCGAGACCGCTGGGATGCGCTGCGAAACCGACCAGCTTTTCGCCGTTCTCCGGCAGGATGACGGTCTCGAAGATGTCGAAACCGCCCAGCCGACGAATCTGCGCCTCGACCACGCCAGGCTGCGCGATAGGCAGCATGAAACTCTTGGCCACGATGTCGTCGCCGAGAAGCTGCGTGAAATACGCGCCGTCGAGCACGAGCGAGCGGTCGGTGACGGGCATCTTCGCCGTGCTGCACGCTTCGCGCACCGCGAGCACCTTCTTGTAGTTGAAGTTCGCGGCGAGAATCGGGTCGATGGCCGGTGCGCCGTAGGGATCGGCGGTGATGGCCGAGAAGATGTCCTGGAGCACGTCGGTCGCGAGCTGCTTCACGGCGCTGGCGACGAGCGTTTCGAGGACATTGAGCGCCGTCTCGCTCGCTTCGCGGGCGGTGACGTGGACGGTCTTGAACTTGTGCTTGTTGAGCTGCACCGGGATCACGCTCACGGTCGAGTCCGCGTTGTTGGTGTAGCTGCCCGCGAACTCGCTCGACGCGGAAGGCGCACCCACGACGGGCACGCGCACGGTGTCGAGCTTGTCGGCGGGCTCCGGCGAAAAGTTGGTGGAAAAGGCGCGCAGCGGGAGCAGTCCGGCCATCCACGGCTGGAGAGCGTTCTGCGCGACCTTGATGTCTTTGACGTTGGTGATGGTGTTGGGCATTGGAGTGGTCGGTTACTGAGCGTTGAGGATGAGCGTGCGTTGTTCGGTGGAGAGGGAGCGCCAGAACTTGGTCTGTTCCTTCGGGTCGGTGATGGCCTTGAACTTGGCGACGAGTTCGGTCGCCTTGGTGTCGCCTCGTGACGTGACGGGCAGCGGGTTGGGGCTTGCGGCGCCGTAACGCTCGGCGGCGATGCGCTCGGCGGTCTTGACCTCGGCCTTGAGTTTCTCGACTTCGGCGGCGAGCGTGGTGATCACCTCCTTCGCCTTCGTCAGTTCCTCGGCGGTGGTCGCGGCGGAAGTCAGCGATTGCTTCGCGGTGGCGAGATCGCTCGCGAGCTGGTCGCGCTGCTCGGTCAGTTCACCGTTGGTGAGTGTGAGCGTTTCCTTTTCCTGCGTGAGTGCCGCCTTTTCGCTGGTCAGCGTGGCGACTTGCTCGCGGAGATCATGGGAGGTTTTCGCCGCTTCGCTGAGGAGGCTGGAACCGGCCTTGGCGTCGGTCTCCAGTTGCGTCACCCGTGCGAGGGCGTCTTCGAGTTGTTCGTCGATGGTTTTCATCTGTGCCTGTTTTTGGGTGTCAACTCAGCGGCGGCTTCACATGACGCTCGCGCAGCTTGGCGAGCGCCGTCGCGCGGTCCTGCACGACGCCGGAGGTGAGTGAATTGTAGGACGCCTTGCGGCCCGAAAAGCTCTGGCCCTCCATCGCGTCGGGCGTAATTCGCCGGCCTCGCGCGAGCACCGCGGCTTTGAAGTCGCCGTAGGTTTCATCCACCTGCGCCTGAATCCACGCGCGCTGCTCGTCGGTGAGCGCGGTGCCCTCGACGCCGATGCTCTTGAATTTGCCGGCGGCGAAAAGTTCGACCTTCAGCCCGGCTGCTTTGAACGCCTCGCTCTCATCGAGCACCGGGAGCAGCACGCCGATGGAGCCGACGCGCGCGCTCGGGCTGGCGAAGATGGCGTCCGCCTGCGAGGCGATCCAGTAGGCCGCGCTACACATCTGCCCATCGGTGAAAGCGTAGGTGTATTTGGCCTTCGACACATCGGCCACGAGCGCGGCCAGCTCCGGCGTGCCGTTGACCGTGCCGCCCGGCGAATCCACATCGAGAAAGACGGCCTGCACATCTTCACGGTCCCGCGCGGCGATAAGCGCGGCCTCGATGTCCTCCATGTCCGTCGCGCCGAGCAGCAGCCGCGCGAAGAAATCCGGCCGCTTCGTCAGCACGCCCATGATGGACACGATGCCGACGCCGCCTTCGACGGTCAGCAGTTCTGGTAGCGGCGGCAGCTTGGGCAGTTCGGTGAAAAGACTCGCGCTGCCTGCGGCCCGGCGCATCGCCGCGTGTGCCTCCGGCGTGATGAGCCAGGGCTGGTAATGGATGGCGTGAAGGAGTGGCGTCACGACAGCCTGGCGCTGTCAACGCAGCCTTCGTGTCGGCACGAACGGGCGGTGCCGGGATTCTACCCCGGCTGGCGCACGCCGCTCACTGCCGGCGGGTCTTCGATTTCCCCAACGACCGGCGTGGCCGCGATGCCGCCGCTCGGCTTCCACAGCATCTCAATCGGCACGCCGTATTTCTCCGCGAGATCGAGCAACGCACGGGCGTTCTGCGCGCGGATGTTCATTTCCTCGGCGAAGTCCATGCCCTGTTCGGCAAAGTGCTCGCTCAGGGTCTTCAAGCCCATCTCCACGTCCGCGCGATTCTGCTGCGCCTCGCGTCCGGCATCGACCGTGATGCGGCGGGGCGTGGTGAAAGCGACCTTCGTCCAGTTCTCGACGGCGGCGAGCTGGCCCGAGTCGATGGCGTCGCCGATGACGAAAAGCCACACGGGTTTCAAGAACCGTTCGATGAGGATGAGCTGCCGATACGAAAACCGGCGGTCAGCCTTCGCCACGACGAGCCGCACGCCTGCGCCGCCCACCTTGCTCGAGTCCGCCGCAAACTCGAACGGGATGTGGCCGAGCGCGGAGTCGCGCCGCAGATGTTCGAGAAAGCCGGTGAACGTCGGGCTTGGCCGATTCGGTTGAAAGCTGTCGAGCGATTCGCCCGGTTTGAGCGAGACGAGTTTGCCGCCCACGATTTTCTGCAACGCGCCCGGATCGCTCGTTTCGCCCGTGCCCGGATTCTTGTTCCCGATGGCGAAGTCGCCGTCCTCGTCCAGCTCTCCGCGCTCGGTCTTGAGCACGCGCGCCACGTCGGCGTTGTCTTTGACCGCGTGCTTTTCGAGCGCCAGCAGTTCCATTTCGTCGAGCAGGTGATTGGCGCTGTGTTGCAACGTGGGTGCCTGGCGCACGGCGCTCGCATATTCCGGCTCGAAGACGTGGAGGATCAGATGGGCCGGGACGTTTTCAAAAGTGCCGTCATCGAGGAGCACCCGGTAGAACGCGGGCGCGCCATATTCGTCGAAGCCGATGCCATCCTCCGTGTCGCCGCGATCCGCGTCGCCAATGCGGTGCGACTCGATGAGCTGGAGCCGCAGCGCGCCATCACGATTGCGCGCCTTGAGAACGAAGTATTCGCCGTCCACATCCATGCCGCGGCAGATGAGCGCTTGGCATTCGGCGAAGCAGAAACGGTCGGTGATTTCGCAGCGCGCCGCCCAACGCGCGAAGTATTCCTCGGCGGCTTTGTTCCAGTCCGTGTTGCCCGAGAGTGCCTGCGGCTTGATGCCGTCTCCCGTGGCGTAGATCGCCATGTTGCCGACCAACTCACGCACGAAGCCGGAGTTCTTGTGGAGGTAGCGCGAGCGCCGGACCAGCTCGCGCCGCACGCCTGGGAGCAGATCGAGCTTCGCATCGCGCGGAGCGGCACCAGGCACGCGGCCCCGGCGCGGCGAAGGATTGGCCGATTCGTAAGGCGACATCCACGCGGTCGGCAGCAGCCGGGTAAGAATCAAGCGCAGGGGATTCATTTGGGCAGGTGGCCGATGACCTCGCTCGTGCCGACACGAACGGGACGGCCGTAGATTTCCGGCGCGAGTTTGCGCAGGGCCGTTTGGCACGCCGCGATGATGGCGTGGATCTCGTCGATGCGGCGTTTCGTGATGGCCGAACCGGAATCCGACCACGCCGCGAGCGTGCGTTTCAGCTCCGCCTTTTGCGCGGCGAGGATTTCTTCCACTTCCGCGCGGGTGAATCCAATCGTGTAGTCGGGAGCGGCCATGCGTGATTATGCGAACGCGGATTCGCCGCGCTCGCGGCGGGCGCGCAGCTCGGCGAGCATGTCGCGCTCGCTCTTCTCGCGCGCCCACGCGGGCCGGAATTGGAAGTGCGGCTCGTCCTGGATCGTCTTCCAGTTGCCGCCCCATTCGAGGCCGAGCTTCATGCCGAGCGCACCCACGGCTTTGTAGGCCGGGGATTCGTCGAGGTAACGACCGCCCTCGAATACGCCGATGTCGAACGCGATGCCGAAGTTGTGATTCGAGTAGCCACCGCGCGCGTTGGTCACGATGCGCCCGGACTTCGTGCGTCCTTGTTCGTAGAGCGCATCTTGTTCGGCGAACGTGCGCGTGCCGCTGATGATCTTGATGGCGATGCCGATGGCGGCGGCGCTCTCGATGAGTGCGCGCGCGAGCGGCTGAACCTGGGGGAGCAACGTGGCGATGGTTCGCTCGCTGCGCTCATCGGCGAGCGTCGTCGGAGCAGACGCAACGGGAGGCTCGCCGACAAGCGAGCGGTAGATTGCATTCCACGTTTGCGGGCCGGGATTGCCGTCCACGGTGACGCCGAGCTTCGCCTGCACCGCACGGATGGTGGCATCAAGGGTCATTTCGCGTAGCCCCCTTTCGTCGGCAACGTGAACACGACCGCGCCGCCGCCATATTGCGGGTTCTGGTATTCGAGTCGCACGAGCGAGCCACAGCCGCCGAGCAGCCACGCGAGCAACACGATGGCGAGAAAGCCGAAGATGAGTTTGAGCGAATGGAAAAAGCTGTCCTGCTTCATGCTGGCTCCGCCGCGTCAACCGCCGCGTCCTCGCCCGCCGGTTCAGCAGGCACGACGGCCTCGCGCCCGATGAGCTTGAGCATCGTCGCCGCCGCGGCCTGCATCGCCTCGCAATCAAGGTAGTGGTTTGGGCGTTTGCCGACCTGCTTCCAGAGCCACTTCCCGCCGTCCTTCACGCGCTGCTCGCTCTCCATCTGCGCGAGATAATCGTCGTCGATGTCGTCGGGCACTTCCCACGTTGCACCGCGCTCCGGGTCTTGATTGCGCCGCAGCCGCGCGAGCGTGTCCTTGATGTTCAGATTGCTCCAATAGTGGACGAAGCAATGGCGGGTGTGGCCGAGCACGACCTTGCGGCGCGGGGAGTAGAATCGCTGCACGCTCTTTCCGCTCTTGGTGCGGTGAACGAACGTCGCGCGCCGGTCGCCCATCAGCGCGACCCAGCCGCGCTCGGCGCACTCCCGATACACGTCGTAGGTCGCATGGCCGGCGTCGAGAAAGACCAGGCTCGGATGGATTCCGAAACGCGCCTGCAACGCCTCCACGTCCTCGAAGGTGAGCAGGCGTTCATTCCAAACGAGGCGCGATGAACCGTTCGCGCTCCATGAGCGCACGACTGCGAAAAGGTGATCCATCTGGCAGTCCACGGTGATGATGCGCAGCGGCGCGGCGATGTCGCCTGGCTCGAATGGCGCGGCGACGAGCTGGCCGCGTGCATTCACGCCGGCCTCGTCTTCCCACAGCTCGCCCTTGTGGTAGCCGCTGCGCGCGATCTCGAGCTTGTAGTCCTCGGCGTATTCGCGCCACGGAAGAGCGAGCCGCTTTTGGTAAAATTGCTTGAGCGCGCTGATGTCGCCGCGCCGGGCGATGGCTTTCGCCCGCAGATACAGCTCTGCGAGCGCGCCCCAACTCATCGTGCAGAGCGCGTTCCAATGAAAGCCGACGCTCTCCTTCGCCGCGCGCGGGTTCTGCGCGACGAAACGACCAGTTGCGTTCAACTCACGCCGCGTGCGGTCGCTATCGTCGAAGTAGTGATTGCACGACGCGCATCGCATCGCCGCCGTGCGCCTGACCTCGGCGTAGTCCCATTCTCCCGCTTCATCGCGCGCCGACTTCGACCACTCGATTTGATCCCACGTCCACGGCTGCCGCGTGCCGCACTTGGGGCACTGGAACATCCATTCCCGCATGTCGGTCGTCTCGAATTTGCGGTGCGTGTCGTCGTTCTCCTCGCCGCCCTGCGACATGAACACGCACTTGCCCAGCCAGCCGAATGCAGTGACGCGCGCCTCGGCCTCGGCCATGTGCCCCACGGGCCAGCGCCACGTCTCGTCGCCGATGAGCCAGCGGATCGAACGGCGCTGGAGGTTGGTCTTGTTGTGCGCGCCGAGCACCCAGAGCGTCATGCCGTTGCGGAAATGGATCGTGGTGTTCCGCTTTTTGTGCCGGTCGGTGGGAAAGAGCGCCTTCACCGGCGCGCAGTCCTCGAAGAGCTTGTGCAGCCGCGACTCAGCCTGGTCTTTCGCGTCGTCGTCGGTCTGGTCGAGCCAGAGCGTCGGGCCGGGGAGGTTCGCGATGATGTGGCACAGCCCGATTTCGCCCACGCTCGTTTTGCCGGATTGAATCGCCGCGATGATGAACACCAGGCGGACGCGCGGGTCGATCAAGGCTTCGAGCGGCTCGCGGATCTGCGGCGAGTTGTCCGAACGAAAGCGGCCGGGAATCGGGGAATACGGGATCGAACCGATGTGCTGCTCGGCCCACGCCCACGGCGGGCGTCGATCCGGCGGACGCCACGCCTCGCGCCACACGCTGACGAGATTCGCGTTCATCCGGCGTGCAGCACCGAAAGCACTTCGTCGATGGCTTTGCGACACTCCTCCTGGATGCCGGTGGCGTCGAGGCCGGAAAGGATCGGCGGCAGTTCGTTTTCAAATTTGCGGCGCAGCAACGCCGTCGCCTGGCCGACGAGATTCGTCCAGTCCGCGCGCACCTGCTCCACGGGGATGAACTCACCGCGCTTCACCGCCAGCCGCAGCTCGCGCTCCTCGACTTCGGCGAGAAGTTTGCGCGCCTTGAGCGCCTGCTGGATGTCCGGCGTTTCCTCGCCGCCCTTGAGCCCGCGCTGGCGCATGAATTCACGCCACTGCGCCACGTCGTGAAACCCGTTCGCCGCCGGCTTCGGCGCGTCCTCGAATTTCTTCCAGCCGTTAATCGTCTGGCGAGTGACCTTCAGCGCCGTCGCCAGCTCGACGAAGTTTCGCACAAACGC